CTTGACCGGGCCCGGCCGCCGCCTCAAGCTCGGCCACCTTGGCCTCCAGGAGCGCGAGCTGCGCACGTTTCCGCACGCAAACGACAGTGATGTAACTCAACCCCTATTGCAACCGAAGTTACCGGCGCGGGTAGCAACCGAGATGAACGGCGGCGGCAGGCTGGGCCGGGTCCGGGCCGACCAGGCGGCCAGGGTCACCGCCACCAGCGGGGAGATATCCCCGGCGCTGGACCGTCTGGACCACGCCCAGCCGTCGCCCAGGGCCCGGCGGCCGGCGATGGCCAGGCACTCGTCGAGGGCGGCCTGGGCCCGGTGGGCGATGGAGCCGGTGTTGACCTGGTCGACCAGATCGGCGCACGCTCGACCCATCTGCGCCGCCCCGGTGCGGAGAACCTCGATCCCGGCCATTTCGAGGCGGTCGGCGATGGTGCCCGCGGCCAGGGCGTCGGCGACGACAGGCGCACCGGGGTGGGCGCGGACCAACGCCCGGATCGCATCGGGGACCCAGACGGTGCCGGTGCGGTAGTCGGCCACCTCCACCACCGCCCTCCCCCCCACGTCGGCGGCGGTGGCGATGGCCGCGTAGCTTCTATCCCCAGCCACGTCGAAAGCAATCGCGGTGACCGGGCCGGCCGTCTCCACGTCGGCCAGCGCCGACCACCGCTCTAGGCTGAAGGCTAGGCCGACCAGGTCCCGGGGGCGGGGCCACACGTTCAGGATCGAGCGCTCGAAGGCGGCGATATCCGAGCTGCGGGCCAGCTCGGCTTCGATGGCCTCGGGGCGTATGGTGTCACCGAGCGCCGGGTGCGCGGTCCACCAAACCTGCGGGTCTCGCGGATCGTAACCCGGCGCCTCGGTGTCCGCCCCCCAGTCGAAGATGGCGATCCCCGGGTTGCCGGCGGCCAGGGCCTGCTCGGCCCGGAATAGCCACGAGTCCCACCACACGCTTTCGAGGGTGCCGCCGGCCGATACGATCCAGGTCTGGGACCCGGGCCGGGTGAGCTGGGCAGGGAAGACAGCCAGCTCCAACCCGGCCCCCGTCTCCGCTGAGTGAGCCCAGGCCTCGTCGACCACGGCCAGGTCCACGTTGGTGCCGTGGAGGGCGTCTTCGACCGGGGCGAAACACGTCGCCGACGATCCCCGGGCCACCAGCTCGAAACTCTCCGACCCGGCCCGCATCGACACCTTCAGCCTGCCGGCCAGGCCGGACGATCTGAGGGTGGGGAGCCATTCACGGCGGAAGGTGCGCCCGGCATCGCCACCCTTCTGGGCGGTGTACCAGTTCTGACTCCTGGCCTGGCCGAGCACCCGGCGCACGAGCTGGGCGAGGACCAGGGCCGACTTGCCGGCCCGGCGGGGCACCGACAGCACGATCACCCCGTGGGCCATCTCGCCCGTCTCGGGCTCATACTCGCCGGCCACCTGGTTGACCGCCGACTGCCAGGCCTGCATCGGCCGGCCGAACAGGGCGTGACCGACCGCATCCACCGCCGGCCCCAGGCTCGGGGCGCCGCTAGGCGGGGTGGCCAGGCGGGGCGGGACCCGAAGCTGCTGCCAGCAGCTCGGCGAAAGCGTCGTGCTCGGGGCCGCCGATCGTACGGAGCCGGCCATCTAACTCGGCCAACAGCTTGAGGGCGGCGTTGAGATGCCACGCCGCGTCGGGATCGCGGCGGCGCTGGTCGGCCACATCGGCGGTGGTGCGGACCAGGGCCACCAGCAGGGTGTCGCAGTCCTCCAGGCGCCCCGATTTCCGCATGGCCCGGAGCGTGTCATCGGCCGCCCTCCTCAGACGCAGCACCGCCGGCGGTCCGGGGAAAAGCTCGCCTTGCTGGGCTGGATCGGCCGCCATCGCCCCTCAATCGTAGTTACAAGCCGGGGTCCGGCCCTTCCGGGGGAGAAACGGGCACTGTGAAGCAGTTCTAGGACCTACGCGAAAACAAACCCGATCCGATTTCACCGCGAGCTTCCCCACACCAGGCGACGACGACCACGCCACGCCGCTCCTTCAGAGCGATTGCAACTTGGATGAGCAGGGTGCAGGCCGGCACCACCCCGGCGGTGGTCAAGATCGAACGCACCCACGATGGGTGCACCACACAGATGACAGACCACCGATCCATCAGCCACCCTGCCCACCCACTGGGCACGGGTACCCCTGTACTCACGGGTGGCATACCTACCAGAACGGGCCACTACCTACGGATCCTGGGGTGGGTGCTCTTTGAAGTAGGGGCGCCAGGTCTTATCCCGGCCGCCCACACGATACGGCCCCCCCCGGTCTTGAGTCGAGCCCCTCATACCAGCCCGATAGTCACGCTGATACAGCGTGTTCGCCTGGATGCACTGCCGCTCACGACACCCGCTGATATAGCAGGCACGCGACCCATGACCCTGACGTGAGGCGGATGAGCGAGCTGCCATCGCCCATCCAATCTACCCGCTGACCTGCGACGATGAGCGGAACCTCCGTTGTACGCGTACCTCGCGGCCTGCGGCCCGCATAGCGGGTTATCGGCGGTCATGGTGTCCCCGAACCGTCGATCTGGGGCAGGTTGAGAAGGTGCTGTTGCCAGTCTCCGACGGCGGACATCTCGGCGTTGCGATAGTCCGATTCCCAGCCACAGGAGCAGATCGCTGCCCAAGTGTCGTCGAAGAAGTCTTGGTCAAGCGCCAGTTCGTGGTTGCGCGCTACAGAAGGCTGATTATCGGCACTCATGCGGCTCTTCGGGTCTTGTCGATCAGGATGCGGACGACGATTCCTTCTCGTTGACGGCCTTCTCGGCTGTCAATCAGCCGGACGATGGACCGCGGAAAGAGGTGGGCTGTCACCTCTGGACGGTCGACGAGCTCGCCCGCTATCGCCGTTGAGATCGACATGTGGAGCAGGTCACGGTTGATGGGCCGGGCGACCATGGCGGCCTTGATGAGGTCGTGGTCCTTGTTCACGAAGACCTCGATCAGATCGCGGCTGATGTCGGCCGAGCAGAGGAGCTGCTCCATCTCGGTGTCGCTGAGAGGTGTGATCTTGATCCGGGTGCTGGCTGGGGCGTCGCGTTCTGAGGATTCCCCGTCCTCCGCGGCAGGAGGCGTTTGACGCTCGCGTTCGGGTGTGCCGGTTTCCTCGCCGCGGTCGGTCTTCTCTTTCCGGTCACGTTCCGACGTCTCGGCGGCCGCTTCGAGCAGCTTGAGTTGCGCTATTCCGCCGAGGTTCTTCTCAAGCATGATGGCCAGGTCGTCGAGTTCCACCCATAGTTTCTGCTCGTCGACCAGTTGCAGAAGGTGACGGATCTTCTCGAAGATGAAGCCCATGAGCCGATCCCACACAGGCCGGTCGTTCATCACGTCTTTGGTCGTCGACAGGTAGGGCTGCCAACCTTCACCGAGATCCAGCCACCCAGCCACCCCGACGCCACTGAATCGCTCTTCGCCGTCCGGCGAGCTGTAGCAATCGCGGGTAGTGGTGATCACCCTGGGCCCGTATCCCACCGTGACGTTCGATTGCGACAGGGGCAGGTCTTCGATTACTCCGATCATTCCGTCAACGGTAAGGACCTCGTCGCCAACTTGGATACCCAACTCGATCCGGACGAGTCGGTCCTCGTCTGCGGGAAGCAGAAGCGGATCGGCGAGGATGTCGGTGCCGGCGTTCTTGCCCGTGGTGGTCCACAGGAGTCGCTTACCGAGGCGTAGTCCGGGAGCGTAGAGCTTGGCCAGGTCACGTTTGACGTTGGACGGCAGAACGATCCGCTCTTTGAGCAGGTGAAGCTTGATCATCGTGCCTTGCCCATGGTTGAGGAGCACCGCTGGCGTGTTGGCAGCGGTGGCGTGTCTCCATTGTTCGGAGATGACGGGGAAGCGGTTGTGGCGGATCTCCTCGGACCAGTCGACAGTGTCGTGAGCGACGCTGGCGCCGACGAGTGTCCAGATATCGACGCGGGAGGCGAGCCAGAGGACAGCCATGGTGCCGCCTGAGCCGTACATGCCGATATCTCCAGGGGATCGGCCGATGGTGTTACCGAGCTGGAAGAGGCGGCCGATGGCTTGCATGCCGCGGCCGTTGTCGATGACGGAGATGGTCCGGGCTTTGGTGTCGTGGATGATGTCGACGGTGTCGGCGTTCCCGCGGCCGGGACCGAAGCTGTTGTCGACGAGCTCGGCCAGGGCGCCGGTGACGGTCCAGCGCTGGTTCTGCATGGCCCGCAGGAAGGCGGGCTTGGGGGTGGTGTCGAAGCCGACCATCACTGGGCCGCTTTCTTGTCGTAGCTGGCCAGGATCTCGGTGATGACCTCGAGCAGTTGGCGTAGTTCATCGCGCTCAGACTGTGTGAACCGTGCCCTTTTAGTTACTATGGCCTTGCGGACACGCCGGATTTCGAAGGTGCGGATGACGTTATCGGCCTTTGCCGGGGCGGCTTCCTGGCGCTTCTCGTACAGCGCAGTCTGCGTTATATCGCGCCATGTCCGAGAAGTGTCTAACATGTTAGACACTTCTTCTCTGGCCGGGTATTTCTCGGCGAACTTGATGCGGTGAAGGACCTCGCTCCTGCTGATCCCGTGCTGAGCCACGATGGCCTCCTGGAGACCTTTCGGAAGCTGCTTCTGATCGCCGCGACGCTCGAGGAGGCGCCGTCCGAACTCCCAGCGGGCCTCGATCCCGGCCCGGTCACCCGCCCGGACCTTCTCCTCGAGTCGGCGCAGGTCCCGGCCGAGAGGTGAATCGAGCGGCCCGTCGGGGTCACCGATCACGAATTCGATGCCAGCGGTACGTCGTCTAGCTTGCGTGGTAGCCATCTCAACTCCAATCAGTTGGGCTTGGTCAGGGTCGGTTCGTAGTTCACGCTGCGAGCCGGCCCGCATCTAAGGACCAACCTCGCGGTGTGCTCGGAATGTTTCCCGACGGCGAAGAACTCAGCCACTTCTTAGTTCTTGGTCACAGGGCGTCGCTTCGGATGTTCTCGATGGGTCGGGCGGGGTGGCGGGCGATGGCCTGGTCGAGTTCGAGCTGGTCGGCCTGGTCGTCGTCGAGCTCGGGAACGTCGACGACCAGGCCGAGCGCACGGCGGGCGAGCGCAAGGTGAACCTTGGCGAAGTCCTTCTTGGCGGGCTGGTCGCTCATGGTGTCTTCTTCCAGCACTCGGGGCCGATCTGCCGGGCGACCGATTCGGGGTTGGTCAGCGCCCGCCCGCAGTGCCGGCAGCAGCGATGCTCGATGAGCACCGCCTCTAGGCGGTCGGCGGCGCCGCGGGCGCCTTGCGCCCGGTAGTAGGCGGCCTGCTTTGCCATCTTCGTCGGGGTGAACTTCACCGCCCGCCCCGTTCCCGGTACTCGCCCCACGACTCACCCGCCACCGGGCCTTTCCCGTTTGCGGCGACCGGCCGCTCCGCGGTCGAGTCGGTCGCCGCAACTTCTTGTTTATCTACTTCCTTCTTACTTCTACCGGCACGAGGTGCCGCGGTTACCGGCACGACGTGCCGCGGTACCGGCACGACGTGCCGCGCTACCCCGGCAAGAGGTGCCGCGGTCACAGTTATCCACAGGGACCGTCCGGGGCGGTGCTGAACGCTGAGATGACCGGCCTCGGCCAGGGTCTGGATGGCGTAGCGCACCGCTCTCTCACTCAGCCCGGTGTCGACGCATAGACGGCCAATCGACGGCCACGCCCGCCCGTCTTGGCCGGCCCGCAGGGCGAGGGCGAGGAGCACCAGCTTCGCGGTCGGTTTGACCTCGACGTCGAGCAGGGCGCGGATCTGGGGGCAGCTCACGAGGTGTGGCCCTTCATGGCCCGGGTGACGGTGAGGACGTGATCGCCGGTGATGTTCACCAGGGCCTGAAGGTTCCAGTCGGCCAGATTCCCGGCCAGGGCGTCGGGGACCAGCGGCTCGGCACCCAGCCCGGCGAGGATCCGGTTGAGGTGGACGAGGCGGTCGAGCAGCTCGGCCCGCCTCGATGGGTCGGGGTGTTGTTTGGGGCGGTGCGTCGACACTTCTCATCGGCTCCCGTCCTGGGGATGCGGATAGGTCGGCCGGCCGAGCTCTGCTTGCCGGCGGGCGTAACGGACGAACTCAAGGACCTGTTCAAGATCGGGGTCGGGCCACAGGTCGAGCTGCCAGACCAGGCGGCGCTCGTTATGGCGGAGCCCGGCCAGTCGGAGCCGCCACCGGACCCAGCTCACCAGTCCTCCGTCCCGAGCCACGAGTCGATCCGGCGGTGCTCGGGAGCGCCGCCGTGACGGTCGGCGGCGGCCTGGGAGGTCAGTACCTTCCCACAGCCCCTACAGCGCCACAACGGTTTGAGGGTGTCGATCGCCGGCCGGGTTCGCACCGGGGCGGGGCGCGCCGCCCGACCGGCGAGCTTGCGTCGCAGTCCGGGCGGGAGGTCTGCGAGTCGGATACGGCCCGGCATCAGAACGGGTCCTCAGGGTTCTCGACCGCCTGCAGCGGCGGTGCCTTGATCTGCTGGGCGACCAGGATGTGCCAGGCCAGACGGTCCCGATGTGAGCGGCGGAAGTCGGCCGCGTCGGCCAACGGCAGTTTCATCGGGTCCGCCCTCTGGGTCCCGTCGAACCAGTCGAAACCTTGCGGCGACAGCTCGGCGATGGCCCGGTGCAGGAATCCTTTGTCGTCCAACGTGACTAGCGGGTCGTAGGGCTTGGCCGCCGGTAACTGCGTCCCCGTCGACGGCCGGGCGGCCGGTTCGTCGTCGTCGATGTCGGCCACGAACAGCCCCGAAGAGGCGGTGGCGTTCAGGGCGACGCCGACCAGCGCCCTCTTCTGGGCGACCTTGACGATGGTGTTCCAGTTCGCCTTCAGCTTGCCGGCCTCCTCCCGGCCGCAGTACCCCTCACACACCGCCACCGGCGACCCGTCGGGGCGGGTCGCGGTGGCTCGGTAGGTGACGCCCTCATGAGCCCGGGAGTCGTCGTCGTCGACCCGGTCCATGCAGAACCCGAGCCCGGCCGCCTTCAACAGCATCTCGCCGCCCGACTTGAACATCGCCGGTTTCGGCCCGCACCCCGGGATCGTCCCGTAATCGACGCCCTCGGTCAGCGCCGCCGCCATCACCTCACGAACCCAGCGGGCCCACTCCGCCGCGTCCTGGGGGGTGAGGCGGGACGGGACCAGCTCGCCGGTCACAACGTCAAGAGCCACCCCCGGCGCGTCGGCATAGCGAACATTATCGGCGCCGGCGGTCATGCTGCGGCGTGGTTGTCCAGCCATTCTTCGATGGCGACGGTCACGGAGTCTTTGATCGTCCAGCCGACCGTGGCGGCGGCGATCTTCAGGCGGCGGTGCAGGTCGGCGGGTAGTTCCACGTTGACCTGAACCAGTACCGGGCCTAGCTTCTCGGCGGTGTCCATGCGCCTAGGTTAGCATCGTCTCCCCCGGGTCCACCCGACGGGGCCTGCGCCGATAATTAGGTTTATGTCAAGTGGTGGCGCGCATCACTTCGGCCCCGCAGCGGACGCAGCACGGCGTCTGGACCCGGCCCCCCATCGACACCTCCAGCCATGACCAGGTGACCTGCTCGCAGGTCAGGCAGCGGTACTTCCGGGCCGGCGAGTCGGTCACCGACACCGTCACCACTACGGGTCCCGCCGGGCCCGGGCCCCGATGTAGCCGCCGAGCAGCCCGGTGAACGCCCCGAGCGCGCCGACCAGGATCTGGGTGGCGTTGTCAGAAAGCTGGATCTCGGGCACCAGCGAGTTGGACAGGATCTGGACCATGGTGGCCACCAGGATCAGCACCACCAGGCCGGCCAGGCCGACGGCCAGGATGACCGCCACCGCGTCGACCGCCCGCACCTCAGCGGCGCATCAGCAGGGTGATGAGCGCCACGGCGGCGATCACTCCCACCTCGATCAGCAGGGCCACGATCTGGGCGTTATCCCACATCGGTCACACCGCCCCGACGGCGTTGCCGTAGTAGGTGGCGTCACCGAAGGTGAACACCCCGCCGTCGGCGCCGAGCAGCCAGTAGCCGGCCCCGGTCGGGGTGGGTTCCATGTCGACGATCTCGGCGTCCAGCTCCACATCGCCCAGGCTGCCCAGGAACGGGGCGTCACCGAAGGTGAACACCCCCCCGTCGGCCCCGACGATCCAGTAGCCGTCCCCTGACGGCGTGCTGCGCAGCGCCATGGCGCCACCTCCCGTGGTTGGGCCCGCGCCTCCGCAGGCCATGTCGATGACCTGGGCCATGGGGAACCCCGGCCCGCAGTCCCAATGCCCGCCGCCGTGGGATCCCAGGTCGACGTGCTGGCACACCCCGGCCGAGCCGCCCTGGGCCTGGGCGGCGGTCAGCGCCACCAGCGGAATCCCGAAGTAGTCGGCCTCCTCGGCCACCCAGGCCGCCGCGTTGGCCAGCATCTGGGGGTGGAGCTGCCATTCCTCCGGGGACCAGGCGGCGAAAGCGCACAGCTCGGCCGATACGCAATAGGGATTGGCGTTCCCCTGGGTCCAGGCCTTGCCGTCCCGGCGCACGTACTCGCCGATGATCCCGGGCGTGTCATCAATCCCGACGTGTGACGAAACCCCCGAGCCCGGATTGGAGAAGAAGTTGCCCAGCTCCTGGTAGGTGCGGGCGCCCTCGGCGGTGTGCAGCACGATCAACCGGACCGGCATGCCGCCCCGGGAGCTGTAGTTAGGGCTCGGGATCGGCGCTCGGCTCAGCATCTCTCGCCCACCCTTCGTCCGGTTCGGTGTCGGGGTCGTCCTCCGGTGGCGGCCAGGTCACCAGCGGCGGGTCGTAGTCGCCGGCTATGTCCCAGTTCGTCATAGCGGGGTCCCGTCGGGGCCGTAGTACAAGGCGGCCACCGTCGGCCAGTCCGCGTCTACCGCGGACTGGATCTCGGCGTCGGCCACCAGCGAGCTGTTGATGGTGCCGTCGCCCTGGTCGACGGTGTCGGCGAACCCGGGGGCGGCGCCGAGCAGCGATTGGAACGTGATCAGCGGCTCGGGGTCGCCCCGCATGATGGCGTTGGCCAGGGCGACGAAATCGGGGCGCTGGTCGTCCTTGTACAGGTCGGCCTGCTTGGTTTCCGAGGCCCGGCAGCGGGATACGAACTCGTCGTCGTAGGTCAACCGCCATTGCGATAGGTAGCTCATGGTTTGCCTTTCATCCGGTACCGAGAAAGTCCACGGTCGCCCAGGTGGCGGCGATGCCGACGCCCACAGCGCCGGCGGGGACGGCCCAGGCCTGCATCACGACCACGTCGCCGGCCGAGCACATGACCGGCGCGGAGAGGGGCAGGCCGAGCCCGTAGCCCATGGATCCGTGGATAGACCCCGAGGCGAAGGGCTGACCGGCCCGCACCCATTGGGCGGCCAGGAACGCACCGGCGCCGCCGGGCCCGGTCAGCACCCCGGAGAACAGATGCACCCCGGTGGCCTGGACCACGAAGCCGGTATTGGCGGGCACCCACAGGCCCATGGGGTCGCGGGCGACGGTGTCAAAGGGCACGTTGGTGAAGCCGGCCGGTATCGTCCACGCGGCCGCCCGGTACACCTTGGCATGCATGATGTCGCGGGGCCCGCCGACCACCACCGTCCAGCCGGTGGCGGTGCGGTATCCGTAGAACAGGTCGGTGGCCAACACGTAGCACAGCATCCCGGTGATCGGGGCGGTGATCGACGCGTCCCGCTCGGCCAGGGTATTGAACCGATGGACGACCCGGCCCCGCGAGGCCGCGCCAATGGCGTTGCCCCAGTCGGAGGCGATCAGGGTGTTGGTGACCACGTCGGGCACCGCTCCGATATTGGCGATAGGCATGGGCGAAGATCCTTTTAGGCGGGTAGCGGGCTGGCCGGGGTGTAGCCCTCCACGGTGTGGGCCGAGTCCCAGGCGGCGGCCCGGAGACGGTGAGCCGTCTTCACCACCCGGTACGTGGTGAAGCCCCACGCCTGGCCGGCCGGCGGCACCCAATGCAGCACCTCGGACGGGTTCCAGACATGGGCGGCCGGGTTCCAAGGCGGCCCCGCCCCGCCGCCCGCTTTGGTGCGCGCCCCCGATGTGCAAGTCACGGTGGACAGCTTCGAGACGGTCGGATCGGAATGGACCTGCACCAGGTTGTTGCCGGTGGCGGTGACCGCCGCCTGGTCGGCCTGGCCGGGGGCCAGGTTGGCCAACACCCGCATCTGGACCTTCACAAACCCATAGGTGAACATGTTGCCGGTGCCGGTGGTATTGGTGATCTGGGTGCCGTCGGGGCCGGTGCCGTCCCACTCCACCGCGGTGATGATCGTGTCCATGGAGGAGTCGTAGGGGATGCCGGCGACCACGTCGGAGGCGGCCAGGTCGCGGCGGGGCGCGGTCTCCCAGCGGGCGTAATTGAGAGTGAACTGGCCGATCCCGGCCCCGTCGACCGTCGATGACACCCAGGCCACCCCGTCGGCCGCCGCCGTGCGGATCAGAGACAGGGCGGCGGGCGACACCGTCGCCCCCCAGGAGGTGGCCACCACCGCCGGGGCGACGTGGGAGTCGGCGGCGATGTTGGCCTGGTAGCGGGGTAGTTGCAGATCGGTGTTCTGGTTCAAGAAGGCGGCGATGGCTCCCAGCCGGGTGTCGCACCGCTCGGCCGGGCGGGTGAATGAATGCAGGCAGTCGGTGTTCAGCCGGACCGGCCACAGCGAGCCCTGGATGACCACATCGGCGGCGGTCGGGTCGCCGGGGGCGACGAGCTGGCGGGTCACCGTGTCGAGATAGAAGCCCCAGGTCAGCTTGGCCGGGGCGTAACGCAGCCAGATGGTGCCCAGCTTCGACAGGGTCTCGGCCTTGTGGGCGGGGTCGTGGACCTGCAGGGCCAGGGTGCCGGGCTGAATGTCGCCCCTAAACGTGCCGTCCCCGGTGGTGTACGAATCTGACGACCATCTCGCTTCGACCACAGAGGCGGTCATATCCCACACCAGCGCCCCGCCGTACTGGAACCAGACCTGCCAGTCGTAACCCCAGCCCGCCCCCGTCGGAAACTGCACGGCGTTCCACATCGACTGGTCCCAGGCGGGCTGATCCCATTGCCCGTTCGGGGTGCCGGTCGGCCCCGTGCCGACCACGAACGACAGGCTCAGGAAGTGGTAGCCGCCGCCCAGTTCGTACACCCCGCAGTCGTAAGCGCCGGAAGGATGGCCGACCATGTTCGGGGTGGTGGCGGTCATCTGGGTGTCGGTCTGGGTCAGCCCCTGGCACGGGTACACGTTCTGGTCCCCGGGCCAGTGCAGGAACAGGCGGGGATCGCAGCCCGCGAACCCGGTCCCGGTCACGGTGATGACGGTCCCGCCCGCCTGCGGTCCCGACCCGGGGGACACAGCGGTGACGGTGACGGCCATTAGCCGAACATGGAGCGCAGCTCGGGGCGGGCGTGGCGGCGCTGATAGGACCGCAGCGCGTCGTAGACCACCTCGGGCAGGGAGTCGCCGGGGGTGGCGTACACCGCGATCATCACCGGCGTCGGCGCCGCCCCGCCGCCGCCAGCCGAGAACGGGTTGAGGGAGCCGAGCACCTTACCGATGCCGCCGCCCACGTTGGCCACTTTGCCCAGCCAGCCGAAGGCGTCGGAGGCGGCCCGGCCGATGGCCTGCAGGGCGGAGATGATGTCGTTGATGACCCGCTGCACGGTGCCCAGGTTGGTGATGATGATCCCCACGGGGCCGAGCAGGATGTCGACGATGTATTTCCAGTTGCCCATGATCCACGACCCGACCGCCTTCAATGCCTCCCAGACCGTCTGGACGGCGTTGTGGAAAATGGCGAAGTGGTTGTAGGCGTAGATCACCCCGGCCACCAGGGCGGCCACCGCGATGATGATCAGCCCGATCGGATTGGCGTTTAACACCACGTCCAGAGCGGTCTGCACCGCCGTCCACACCCGCACCGCCTCCACGATGGTCAACACCACCGCCCCCAGCCCGGCCACGATCGGGACCAGGGTGGACACCAGCCCCTGATTGCGGGACAGCCAGTCGAACAGCGGCATCAAGGCGTTGATGACCGACTGCAGGGCGGGGAGCAGAGCGTTGCCGAGCGCCACCTGGAGCTGCTCGGTCGACTCGTGAAACCTCTTGAGTCCGCCCTCGGCGGTCTGGCCGTAGGCATCGGCCTGGCCGTGAACCGCGGCGGTGAGGTTCTCCATGATGTGGGTGGCGTCGAGCTGCTTGCCGTTGGCGTCGGTGGTGGCGATGCCCATCGCCTTCAAGCTCTTGGTGTTGCCCTCGTTGGCCTTGATGATGGCGTCGGAGGCGTCGGCCACCGAGATGCCCTTGAAGGCGGCCAGGTCCTGGGCGGTGCCCAGCTCCTCGTGCGCCTTGGTGGTGTCCTTGGTGGCCGTCACCAGTTTCGTGAACGCGTCGTCCAGGTCGTCGGCCGACTGGCCCGTCTTGCGGGCGGCGGCGTCGTTCTCCTCCAACGCCGTTTTCATCTGGCCGATGGGCAGCCCGGCGTCCTTGTAGGCCTGCTCCAGTTTGGCCACATGGGTCTGGTGGTCGGCGGCCGCCTCGGTGGCGTGGACCAGCTCGCCGGCCACGGCCAGCCCGGCGGCCACCCCGGCCGCCTTCATGGCGTTGAACCCCTCCCCCGACGCCCCCTTGACCTTGTCCATCTCGGCGATGGCCTTTTCGGCGTGGGCGATGATCTCGATTTCGAGCTGGGCCGCCTTAGCCATCTAGGCCTCGCCCTGGTTGGCCTGGTGGAGCACCCAGACCATGGTGGCCAGATCCCGGGGGTCCTGGTCCCACAGCACGGAGGGGGCGATCCCGCAGCGCACGGCCAGGGCGCCGATCAGGGCGCCCCACCCGTCCCGGTAGGGTCCACCGGGGCCGGGTCCTGCATGGCCACGAACGCGCAGGCGTCCTCGAAGGTGTGCCAGTCCATCGCCACCCTGCCCTTGCGGACCAGGAACGCCCACGACACGCAGGTGGCGTAGGCCAGGGCGGTGCCCTCCGAGGGGGCGTCGATCCCCAAGGTTTGCAGGGCGCGGCGCTGGTCGCGCTGATCGGCGTGGACCAGGAACCGCCGGCCGTCGTCGAGGGCCACCTTGGCATCGAACCAGGGCAGCTCCCAGTCCTCGAGCTCCACGGTCGGTTCGCCATACTCGGCCAGCAGGGCGTCGATGGCCTCGATGTTGCTCACGTCCGCGCCGCCTCCTTGTCGATGATGGCCTGAAGGTCCTCGTTGAACTTGGCCGGCCACCCGCCGTCGCGCCGCCAGAACGCCACGATCCACGGCCGCCGGGCGATGCCATGGGCCCGCCAGCCCCAATGCTGGGGGGCGGCGTAGGCGGTCGCCACCGTGATCCCGGCCGCCCCCTTATGCCAACCAGGCCCGGCCCGATGCGCCGAGGCCAACTGCCCCGACAGGCGGGGAGCGGCGCTGGCCGCGGCCACCACCGTGGACCGGGCCACCGCGGCGGTCGGGGCGGCCAGGTCGGACAGATCGGCGGCCAGGCCGGCCAGGGCGGCGTCGAACGCCTGGAGGTTCGGGGCGGTCACCTCGAAGGTCGAATCAGCCATCGTCGGCGGCGGCCTCGTCGTCGGCCATGAGCGTCTGGGGGGTGATGGTGATCTGACCCTGAATGGGCCAGTTGAACTTGGAGATCATGTTCGAGCCCGACGACAGCTCCTCGGTGTTCCACCCGTCGACGATCACCGTCCCGGTGATGGTCGGCCCGTTGACCGAGCCCACCGGGCAGAAGGTGAACGGCATCTGCGTGCCTTGATTGGTGCGAACGAAGTAGAACATCCCCGTCTTATTGGACAGGTCCAGCAACGCCTCGCCCGTCAAGCTCCACGAGTAGGTAGCCGCGGCCTGGATAAGGTCCCCGGTCAACACCGTGACCGGCGAATCGCGGGTCACCGTCTGGGGGATACCGACCTTGGTGACCTGCGCCTCCATCGGGCACCCCGTCGGCGGGGTGGCGGTGCCGAGTAGCAGGGTGCCTTTGAGTTTCTGGACGACGGTGGCCACTAGGGCACCTCCACGGGTAGGGCGAGCAGGGAAACGTCGGCCCGGTAGCCGGGCCAGGTGTCATTGGAGACGGTGAGACTGGTGCGGGTGGCGGTCAGCGTCGACATCGTCAATGGCGTGAGGGCGGCGTAGAGGGAGTCGAGGGCGGCGGCGTCGGCGGGCAGGTTCTCCACCCCCCGCACCGGGACCCAGTACACCCACAAGGTCGACACCAGGCCGCCGGAGAACGGGGCGCCGTCGTCGGACACCCCGCCGAGCTGCACGTAACAGCAGGGCGGGGTCAGGTCCCCGGAGCGCACCGCCACCCGCAGACCCTGCCCCTCCAGGGCCGAGACGGCGGCGGCGATCGAATCGGCGATCACCCGATGGCCACCCGTCCCCGGACCAGGATCTGCAGCATGGTGCGGCGCTGGTAGGGCTGGGCCACCGGGTTCAGGCTGTCCAGGCCCTCGGGGCGGTTGCGTACCTCGTACCACCACACCCCCAGGCCGAGCACCGCCTTGAACTGGCCGTCGTCCAGGGCGGGCACGGACGGGTCGGCCAACACCAGGGCGTTGGTGGCGTCGGCGATGGCCGCCGCGTTGGCGGACATCACCCGCTCGACATCCTCGGTGCCGGCCAGTCCCAGCTCGGCGGCCAGGTCGGCGTCGGTGGGCCAGCCCGCCACTATTCGGCCTTCTCGGCCTTCTTGGCCTTGCCTCCGTTGTCGACCTGGACTTGCAGGGCGTTGTCGTCGACACCTTCGAGGACGATCGGGGTGGTGTTGGTCATCAGCACCACACCGCCGGGGTACTGCGACCAGAACCCCACCCCGGAGTACTTGACCAGCTTGAGGACCTTGACGTTGCCGCCGCCGGCCGCGCCGGTGTCGGTCCACTCCAGGCGGAAATCCATGATCGGCGTGGTCCACACCGTGGCCGAGTTGCGCGACTGGTCGAGGATCAGCGTCTTGGTGGCCGTCTGGTAGGGGCCGGGCATGAGCGGCACGCCTTGGACGTGCAGGGCGCTGTAACCGGCGGAGGACTCACCCGAGGTGTTCATCGGCCCGATGAACGGCAGCAGAGCCCGGCCGGTGGTGTCATCGGTGCCGGCCAGAGCGATGTACTCCTTGGACGGCGGGATGATCACCGTGGCCTCGTACAGGGAAGCGGCGGCCATGGCCGCCATCTGGCCCCGCAGGGCGAGCTGGTAGCCCTTGCCGTCGGCGTAGGTGGCGGACACGGCGGTATGCACGGCGGCGCCGCCCACGAAATAGGTGACCGCCTCCTTCTCCACCTCGGCCAGCCACGCCCGGTCCAGGGCGTCCAGGGCTATCCGGTCGATCTGCGGGTTCGAACCCATCAGCAATTTCCGGGAAAAGTTATAGGAGCCCTCCACCTCGTTGATGGTGATGGTGTCATTGGCGGTGGTGATATCGCCGGGGGCGATCGGGGTCACCTCGTCGGCCGGGGTGCCGGCCAGCCCGGTTTCGGTGGCCGTGCGGGGCACCTGCAGGGTGGTGAAGTCGGGCACCCCGTACTTGGCCAGAGCGGTGTACAGCGGCGCCTTGGCCCCGAGCAGCGGGACGTAGCGGTCCGGCATCCAGCGGGGCGGGACCAAAGAGGGTTCAGTGGTCGTGGTCCCGGTGGCCGCCTGCAGGCCGGCGGGGGCGGCGTTGAAGAACCGCGACAGGCGGGCCATCCCGGCCCGCAGGAAGGCGGGGTCGGCGGCCATGGCCTGGGAGCGCCGCCACCTATCCGCCTCCGGGGACCCCGGGTTCTCCATGGCCGACCACGCATCCCGCAGGAACGACGGGCCGCCCATCTCCAACGGCTGCTCGTAGGGGTAGGGGTCACGGACCCGCACCGCCGGGGACGGGGCGGCCGACGCGGCCAGCCCAGCGGCCGTGGGGACCGGGGCCGCCGCAGTCACATCGGCCGGCGGCGCCGGCGCCTCCTGCGGGCTCTGGGGCGCCTCTGGAGGCGTTGTAACTACGTCGGTCATGGGTGCGCCTTTCTGGGCGAGTACGGAACTGACACGGGCACTGTCAAACGCGGGTTCGGACAGCAGGGCGACATGGCGGCCCCGGGCGGCGCGGACCATCAACCCGGCGTCGGTGTCCTCCGCGTCGGCCACGTCGGCGGCGACCGACAGCCCATCACGGAGACCGGCCGCCGCCTCGGCGAGCACCGCGTCGCCGGCCGGGCCATCGGGGACCCGGAACGTGGCCGTCAACCCGTCGGCGGTGTCGCGGCTGGACGCGAACACACCCACGGGACGGCCGGGATCATGGTCGAGCACCAGCTTGGACCGGTCGCCCAAGGTGAGCGACCCGCGGGCGAAAGCGACCGTCTGGCCGGTCGACACGGTGGCGTACACACCCCAGGGGACAACCAGGCCGGCGATGGTGCGGCGGGCCGCGTCGGCCTGCAACCCGGAGGCGGGGGCGGTGGTGCGCAGCTCCATCAGGGTCCTCCTACTGGGGTCGGCATCTGGAAGTCCAGGTCCAACGCCTGGGCCAGGGCGTCGACCACCTCCGGGGTGGCCCCGCCGCGCAGGGCCCCGACGAACACCTGGACGCGTTGGGCGAGCGGCATGCGGGTGAACTGGTCGCGGTCGAACTGCACGTACTGGCCGCGGGGGGTGACATCGCCGGCCGACAGGCGGCCCTCGATGGCCTGCAGATAGGTGTCGAGCACGTCGTCCAGGAAGCTCTGGCGGTAGTCGGCCTGATTCGTGTACACGTAGCTGGAGCTGGAGCCGGTGGCCGCGCTGACGAGGACGGGGTTGACGCCGGCCAGGCGGGCGAGCTGGGTGGCCTGATACTGGCGGGCCGCCACCAGTTCCATTTCGGCCGCCGACCACCCGCCCACCGCCCTGGCCTCCAGGTTCTGAGGGGTGTAGGCGGTCGAGCCCGTGACCCGGGCCAACTGCCACCGGGAGATCAGGTCGTCGGCCGCGTCCTGGGACAACGGCTCCCCGGAGGTCTGGTGCAGATCCACATTCGGCATCGGCTCGGCCGCCGAGGTCGAGGCGGCCGCCTCCAAGTCCAGGGCGGCCCGGATCCCCGGCCCGCCGTAGTTGCAGATCCCCTCCGACGGCCCCGAGATCACGACCAGGTCCTCGCCGGGGATCTCGCGGCCCATGTAGAACACCACCGCCGGCCAGAACGTCCCCCAGGCCAGGGTGGTGGGGTCATAGGTGACCTGGCCGGGCAGCACCCGACGGAACGACACCGGGAACCCGGCGCTGTCCCGGGATAACACTACGAGGGTGCTGTGACCATTGAAGAACAGGTCGTCGATCACCCACGCCCAGAACACCGACTTCGGGATGCTGGGGGCCGGGTCCGGGTCGGCGCACCACCCCGGGTCCACCTCCACCGGATCGGCGCCCAACTGGGCGGGCTGGCGGTAGCGCAGCAACGGCATGGACGCCACCCCGCCGGCCAGCTGGTGGCGAATGTAGGCCAAGGTCGGCACGCCCATGGCCTCGTCCCGGGTCACCGTCGCCCACGACCCGCCCAGGAACCCGCCGCCGAAAATGTCGGACGGCCGCGGCCGGGCAACCGGCCCGGTGAGCCCTTGACCGGGCCCGGCCGCCGCCTCAAGCTCGGCCACCTTGGCCTCCAGGAGCGCGAGCTGCGCACGTTTCCGCACGCAAACGACAGTGATGTAACTCAACCCCTATTGCAACCGAAGTTACCGGCGGGTAGCAACCGAGATGAACGGCGGCGGCAGGCTGGGCCGGGTCCGGGCCGACCAGGCGGC